CTACATGTCCTATAGGTTCATGTAGAAAGCGGATTCACACCGCTTCCATCCGCCTGCGTCTCTCGACGCCGACGTCTCCGTAACATCACGCCAGGAATATTCCCAGTTTGGTGCAACGGAAAGCTTCTTCCTGTATCTAGCCCGGTCATGCCTGATCGGAATAGTCATGGAAGTTAGTCTCCCCGCTAGAAACGCACAGTGTAAACCCCATTCGTTAAAGAATCTCTTCTTCGAACGCTTGGGAGCTACAACTCTATCATCTTTTACTCTCAAGACAGACGGTATTGGTTTATACGCATAATATGCATACGAGCCATTTAAATCCGTCCGAGGCGTAAAGAACGATAGTGGAGTGCGAATCCCAGCATCGTCATTCTCCCACAAAGGTATGGGGTTCCACGGAACCTTCCTTCGCAATAATTGCGAGAGTGAAGGAACGCAGACCCCTGTCCTTGATGTGAAAAGTACAAGCTGGTTTATAGCAGCGAAAATCGACGGAAGCTGACTACTTTTTAAGTAGACACCGCGGATGTTTCGTCCGCGGTAGTAATCAGCGCCGCACGATTCCCGAAACGGTCCTAAGTTATAGGACTTTGAGCTGTTAACTCGGAAACCAAGGAGCCCTAAGCAACGGACAATATAGTCGTAGCTATTCGCTACGCATATTATGTCGTCGCCAAAGACTCCGTAATTGCCGAATCCCGTATCTGGGCGTAAGGGTGTTATACCCAATACCCTGTACACAGCCAAAACAACACACGTAAACACTATAGTCTGTAATGGGAATGTAAAACCATTTCCCATGCTACTAAACATGTGAAGCGTGCGCACGTCGCTATCGGGCAACCGAACGCTAGGTGACCTATACTTACTTAGGTCTCTAAAGACCCAAGATGGTAACAGCCATTCTAGCATCTTTGTTGCCACAGAGTCTGAAGCAGACTCAAGGTCGATGGTTCCAAAGGAGCCATCGATCGAACCGCGGCATGCAAGTGTCCGATTCTTCTCTTGTTGATCGCTCAAGTCAATTCCGAATCGACTGAGTAACCGACGCGAGAGAATTTCGTAGCACCCTAATTGATACCACATATTTAATGTGGGCTCAACACAGATGCTGCGGGACACCTTAGTCGTTTTTGGAACGAAGCTAAGACGATTACCTTGTACGATGAGAGGCTCACCAAACGCAGACATTCGCAGTTTTTCGGCTGCGGTCCACGTCGGGAAGCTTTTTATCATCGCATTGTACCATGTGTACAAACTCTGATCAGTGCACGAAATCGGGCCCGCATACATCTTCGTATAGAAGTCGTTTGCGAGAGCCCCGACACTTGCACCGGGCCCAACAATGCCTTTATAAAAGACTCTGTTGGGCCCTAGCTCAAGTGGATAACCACCCGGATTGAAAAACTCCCAGGCAACGGATTTTACCGTGCCAAGGAGAATTTCGTCCATGGAGTTATTGCCGTGCAATTCCCAGCTAGAGCAACGATCGTTACTCTCTAGGAACTTCCTTAAAGCTTCCGCATCAGCGTCGGCTGTCCTTTCCTCACAAAACTTCTTGAGGAAGGAATTGCCGAGACTGAGTGCAGCAGCTTCTTGGAACGAGATCCCTACAGGTACGACACCAGTCCCTAACAAGGAACTGAGGTCTCCCAGATAGGGAGTCAGATCAGATCGAAGGCATTGAAAAAGAGCGTCGGGATGTAAAACCACTGACGTCCCTCCAAAGTGAAAAAGTAAATGAAGTAGGAGTTATACGCTAGCTAAAGCTAACGTACTAGATTGAGAAGGACCGAGGTCAGAAAATTAAATCTTCTGAACCGTAGGCCCAACCTTAGCCTTAGTACTACGCTTTTTAGCATAACGTATCGCCTCTACCCATTCTACGAGATCGATCGCGATCTGACGACACTCTATATGCTTGTTATATGTCCGCTCACGCGGAGATAAACAATTAAATAGAGCAGTTGCCAGATTTATGATACGATCTCGCTTCTCTGTTTTGGGATCCATGACTTTAGACTCCTTCCCTAATAGGGAAAATTAGTACGAGGTCAGATGACCCCAGTAACAGCAGAATCGCCGATGCCAGCCGACTGGGTATTAACCTCGCCGACGGCAAGCGACAACATTGCCCTAACATTAGCAGCATCATAAGCGTCCGCACCAGCCGGAACGTCGATATAAATTCGAACGTATCCGACTAATGGGGCGTTATTAGCCGCAAAGTTAAGGCCCTTTCTCACCAGGATGGACGTCCGGTTAAACGGCACATCCCCGTATTTGCCCGTCACAGGATTCGGCGAAGGAAGAGTCCTAGGATTCTTCGGCTTCGAAACCGAAATAGTGAACGGGTCAGACACGGTGTGAGTCCGAACAGATGCCTGCGTTCCGCCAAGGGCGGTAACAGCATACTGATTCGAATTCACATCAGGGGCTTTATCTGTCACCACCGTATAGGTTGGTGAAGTAAAGCCTGTTTGAGCTCCCCCAGTTACGGGAGAAGAAACGGGAATGGTCATAAGACCCTCATTGGTTCTACGTTAATAAACGAGAAGTTGTAATCGCAGAAGTAATAAGTGCCGAAACATTCGCCACTTTCTTGTTACTAAGACCTCCAAGTTTGAAACTGAGCGATGGAATAAGCTCAGTACCATCCTTGAAGCAATTAGAACGAACATACGACTGCGCTCGCAACTCCGTACCACCAAGATCGACACTCTTTTCGAGGACTTGAAATTCGTCGTGACCAGCCAAGTTATCGTACTCAACGTGATTAAGGTACCCCACAATGGAGGTAGACTTCCTCACACGAGCACAATAAACAAGGTCGGACACGCAGAAAGACAAAGCCTCGATACATTGACCGACGTTTGTAACATAGTCGGCTAAGAAGGAGTAAGGAATCAACTCCCACACAGCGGGAAGAAAGTTACGCGTCGTTAAGCCGAAATCGGCTAAAGCGGCAGCGGGACCAGCTCCCCCAAAACGTGCCTTGACAGCGCCTACATATTTCACCTGCGCGATTTCCTGCTTTTTACCGAAAACATCGATAAAAAAGTAGTTACCGTCAGGCGTCATAGCATGCGCCATCTCGAACACAGTTCGTTGTGTGTTAGTTTCCATTCCTGCTACATGCTGAACGGGGGCTCTGTAAGTTGACAAGTTGGCGAGTGCTTTCGCACCGTCATCAATATCAGCAAGCAGAGGTGCCCATCCATACACGGACTCCAACCAAGTGTCTGCTATAACCTTTGCTCCTTTCCGGCCCCGGTTTCTTATGCTAGATCTCCGTCTTCGGAGTCTACTCAAGTAACCGGATTCCATAGAGGAAAACAAAGATTTAAGCGGACTTGAGATCATACGAACAGTCTTTGCCAGTTCACCAGCAAATATGCCACCAGAAAAGGTGGTCTGTTTCTGGTAACACTTGGACAAGAACTTCGTACGAGCCAAATCGTCAATTTGGTTTAAAAGCGCCACCGAGAAGGTGGGCCAGTTAGAGAGCCATACGCAGTTACCATCAATGCGACTGTCCATGGTGTACCCTGTAGGATTATACCTATAACGATACACAACACGACTTGTCACAGTTTTGGCCTCGTATGTATAGTGACTAAAACCGGAGGTAGCGTCATCGCGGTTCCGAATCGAGATTCTATATCCCGGAACGGACTGCCCTGAACGCACACCATATACCACTGGCAGCGGCAAGCTGCCAGGGTACACCGTACCGTTACGAGTAACAGTGTTATCGTACTGGTAAAAGTGCGGTTTATTGTCATAATACTTGCTCATTAATAACTCCAATTGACTCTTGGTAAAGAGACACATCTCAAACCTAAGGCCTTAACCAGCTAAGGTTGTAGCCAAAAGCTCGAGACATCCCGAAAGGGG